GGTATTCCAAGTGATTTCACACTTGGAGCATGCGAAGCTCTAGCGGGTCTAACATCAAAACTTAC